TGTTTAGCAACTCTTTTGCACACAGGTAGGAGGTGATCCAGCAGTTCAACCCTATTTCATATACATTTACTCGACACAGTAAGGTCGGAGAGTCGCAAGGCTCTCCGACATTTTTTTATAAATATGAATAGCACAATCTCTTATGGAGTTGGAATGAAGACAACTATTACATTTGGTAGAATGAATCCCCCCACCCGCGGCCATGAAAAGCTCATCAATAAGGTGAAGGAACTCGCTGGTGATGATGATCATCATGTGTTTACCAGTCAAACACACGATCCTAAACGAAATCCCCTTTCGCCGGACCAAAAGGGAAGTTATATGAAATCCTCATTCCCCGATGCAAATATTCAATCCCAACCATCCCCATTCCACGCACTCACACACCTACAAGATAACGGATACAAGGACGTAACTGTAGTTGTAGGTGCCGATAGAGTAAATGAATTTGAACGAATTGGGTCACACAAAGACTTCAAATTTGACAACTACAATGTTGTATCTGCTGGTGAACGAGAAGGTGGAGAAATTGAAAACATTTCCGCTTCTGGTGCCAGAACAGCAGCAAAAGAAAAACGATATGGAGACTTTAGTGGTATGACACCAACTCTCATGTCAAAGAAACAATCCAGACAAATGTATGCTGATCTACAAAGTCAAATGGAAGAATTCAATCTAACGAATGAATTATTTTCGGACCAAGAGGAGCTTGATCTTTTCTACGAAGCATTCCTTCCAATGAAATATCTCTTTGAGCAAGACACATATACTGCACAGAACATGGCAATGGATACCATGCGTGGTGGTGCGGACTATGGACAAGAAACTCAAGAACGAGATAGAAAGCGAATTGATAGACAGGCATCAAGAAAACAAGCAGAAACAAATCCATGGCCTGAGCTTCTCGTAATCAGAAACGCACAGGATAACAAGATCCGAATTGTACCAAAAGCAGATTTCAATCCAAGTTTCCAAGAAATCCTTGTTGGTAACATGCCAGATGCACCCCCCATGGGTGAAATGACACCACAAATTGCATTCAGTGTCATGCAAGAACCAGAATTTGAAGCATCAAAGACTTCAAACAAACTCCTTAAGATGTTTGGTGTAAGTGATCCAAAGGATCTTGACGTTGGTTCATCTCAGGCACCCGGAAATGCTGGTGGTGCTCCTGCCCCAGTTGGCGGCGAAATGATATCTCCTGATATGGAAATGCCAAGAATGCCAAGTGATGGAAGGATGATCACCGACAAAGCATCAACCAACCCAGACTGGGATCACCAACCCCGACAACTCATTGGTGGTGCAGTTATGGCATGGAATATGGCAACAGGAAGAAACCCAATGGATGGTGGTATTTCTCCCGACGTAGCTGAAATGATGAATGTCAGTGAAACTCTCGCACCAGCAGCACAACGAGTGATTGATTCACTTATACAAGAAATTCCACCAGACTACGTTGCATATGATAATGCAGCAAATGTTAGTCAGCTCACCCCAGAATGGGCACAGAACGGTGGACAGGATGCCGTGCCAAAGGCAGACCTCGTGTTTATGAATCCCGCAACAAATGACTTCATTCGTGCAAATGTTGTTGCTGGAAAGCAGCAACTAATGCCCACGATCCCCGGGGAAGCAACTACTCTTTTCAACACAATGTCATCATTGGGAATGGTCACCCCATTCACCCAACGAAAAGAAGTAAAGAAGCTCACCGCTGATCTGAAATCTAAAATCAACCAAACCTTCTCGTCGTTAGAGTCTAGTGGAAGAACAATTAAAGAAGGTAAAGAAGATGTGTATTCAGAAGCAACTCGCATCTATGATGAAATCGCTGGTAAAATTGAGGATTATATGTCTGTGGACAAATACCTTAAGAGAGCTATCCTGAAGGAAGTATTAACAGGAGAACTTAAATTTGGTCCAGATTCAACTGCTACAGCCTCTCATATACTTTCGACCAACAAAGATGGTACAAACACTCAGGTGCAGCCAATTACCGATGCATACATTTCGCGATTAGAAAGAATTGCAAATGTAAACATAATCTTTTCTGCTGCGGATATAGAAGAACGAATCGAAACACAGGAAACTGATGGTACGACCTTCATAGACTATCTACGCGCTCTGACAGCGACTATGGATGATACACTCGACGTTGATGACCTTTCTTTCCGTTCACGAGACTATGATGTAACATCAGACTTCTCTCTTGATGGTGCTGGTAATTCCAATTCTGATCTTGTTGGCACTACTGATCCGTTTGCAGGAACACAAGAAGAACCAGCACAAGCACAATTTTCAGACGTAGAAACGACACAATCTCTTAGAACAATGGTGCAACAAGCAATCCAGAGCTTCAATAGTGTTCTTGATGTTATGCGATTCTTTAGTATTGGAGTAGAAGCAATCGACATTGATCCAATAAACACCACAGTTCTAAATGATAAGAAAGCCGATAAGTACAATATAATAACAGTTGATGGTAAGAGATTTAGAGTTCCTGTCGAACGAGATGCACAGGACATCATGGATGATTACAATTACATTGATGCAATATTCAATGAAACTATTGTGGAAGGTAGAAAGGTCCGTAAGTACAAAAAGGGAAAATGCGGAACCGGATCTGACTCAGAGTACTGCTACCAGAAGAAGAGAAAAAAATACCGAGCCAAACTACAGAAGTATAACCGCGAAAAAGGCACTCATGGTAATGGTGATGGTAAAGATGCTTCCCACAAAGATGGTGTAATAGCTGGATTTGAAGACGAAAGTAGCAACAGAAAACGAAACGGTTCGGGTAGCAAAAAAAGAATAAAAGAAGATCATGGTGCTGGTTTTATGGGATCCTTAGAATTACTACAGAAATATCTACAAGATACACCATATAGCTCAATCATTGGGTACACACCAAAGCCACCCAACAAATCCAAAAAAGACTGTAAATGTACATCTAAAGATAAGGACACTGATGACAAATAATAGAAAACCCCAGATAGGAACAATCGCGATTTTTCTGGGATGGGCCCTAACATTATTAACCATTATTTGGCAAGTTGCTGTAAAGGATGCTACATATACTCAGAAGATATCTCAAATCGAACGAGACGTAGTAGAAGTATCGATCAGAATTGATGAAACAGAAAACTTCAGATTAACAATTGTTGAGCAACTATCTGAAATACGAACAGATTTAACATGGATCAAACAAAGACTGGACCAATTGGATACTAACTGATGAGAACAACCCAAGAAATAAACAAATTGAATTCCGGTGATATATTCTTTCTAGAAGGAAAGAAGTATAGCATCATAGAAAACAATGAAATTTCTACTTCTTTTAATGAAATTTCTGCTCTCTGTGAAGAGGAAAATGTAAATCTCAGGATTAGAAAAAACACAGAAGTTTATCTAGACGAAAAAGCTGAACCAAAATTAAACAAACCACAAAGAACTTCCGGTGAAAGTAAGAAGTTTGCTGTGAAGGTTCGAAATGAAAAGGGCAATATTGTCACAGTTCGGTTTGGTGATCCAAATATGGAAATCAAGGGTAAGACTGTATCAAGTCTAACTGAACAGAAACTATCCAAGGCTCAAATCAAGAAACGAGACACATGTGCCAATGAATTGCTAGATAATCCGAAGTTTAAAGAAAGATATAGCAACTCAGACAATATAAAGGCGCCTGGAAAGAACATAGATGACGTTGCGTATGGAATATGCACAAACAGAGCCACCGGTAAAGGTAATAAGAAAGGTGGGAGGAAGAAAGAAAAAACCAACGAATCTTTTGACCGCCTAAATACTATTAAGAACATACTCAGGAGAGATTTTAAATGAAAAATTTCAAAGAATTAGCAACTAAGATTGGACTCTACGAAAGTGGAGAACACAGCATTGGTGGTGGTGTTCAATTTCCATCAGCAACACCCAGAGAAGTCTCTGCGGTAAGTGATGAAGGTGTATATAATATTCAAAGAAAATCACAGCTCAACCGAATCAATGCTTTTCTAGATGCATTTTCTAGTAAAGAATACATTGAACCCCGGGCTGCACTTGGAATGCTTAGGGCAAAACTAAACATTGCAGGTCTTGATTTTGATTATAATGCAACCACGAAATTCAATGACGAGGGAGAAACTCGTTTCCCAATTACTCGTTTTGGTGGAGCTTTTGGTAAATCACTAGACACCCCATTTGACCAGTTTGATAACAGCGATGGCATTTCAGAGTACAATGACGGTAAAGGATTTGAACTAGTTCTCAACGTCACACAGACATCGAACGGTGTATCTAGATTAGATACCAAACTAGAAGAAACTACTCCAGCCGGCATTGCAGTTATTGCAATCAACCCAGTCGATGATGACGAAAAAGAACAGGGTGCTGATGGAACAGAAGATGACGATTAAATAAAAAAATGTGACGGTGATATGTTTAATATACCCCTAAATGATGATAATTTTATATTGTATGCCTCTAGCATTTATGACAATCCTTCATGTGAAAGTGAAGAGGAGTTTTATGAGGATTTGAACAGAGTTAAGTATATTAAACGACTATTTTTTCGATATGATAATACGGGAGAATTAAAATTAAGACTTATTCTTAATCATATAATAATCCTAACAAACGTATTCGGTAGTGAGGGCACATCAAGGATTCTGTTTTATAAAAGCGAAGAAAAATACTACGGATACATAAAATCATTTTTAGAATACCTCAATTGCTTACCAACAACACTACCAGAACTAAATTTAGAAGAAATAGCACTAGATCATAGAATAACGCACGAACTAAAAGACTTATGAACACAACCACCAACCAAATTTTAGAGCAAATTGCAAACGTAATGGGAGGCAATTTCCAAACAGGACAAATCGGAGAACCCGGAAATATAGCAGGAATGCCGGGTCTGCTTGGATGCCCTGCTCCTGTGGTTCAGAACTCTGGTTCGTGTTTAGGTAAGCGACAAAAAGCAAACAAAAAAGATGAAGATAGAATATCGAAACTCGTATCAATCTTGATGAAGAAAACAATGCCAGGAACTGTACTAAAAGAAGCAGCAGCAGCAACTCCAAAAGGCGGAACATCATTAAGTACAAATGTATCTGGTGGAAAGGCTCCCATTGCAGGTATCAATGATAAACTTGCTGACAATCTCCCACCGGGAAAGGTAATCCTACCCAAAGCGAATAAGTTAGCAAAGGGCATCAATGGTTTGGAAGTTAGTACCCCAAACCTTTCTCGTGTTACACGAAATCTGGCATCAGCAGCAAAAAGATTTCCACAGGCTAACATAGACGTTGGTGCTATAATCACAAGTCCACGAGATGTATACAGAACATCAAATGCTGTTGGTTCTGCATCAAGATCAAACAATCTAACTGGAATTGAAATGGGCGCCTTTTTCCCAAACCGGGACAACGAAGATACTGAATCAATAAATACTAACACACAACGAAATACTTCCATGCTGAAGTATTTTAAATCAAAATTACACTAGGAGAACCCAGATGAATCTTTCCGAAAACTTAGCTCTAGAATCAGTCAAGAGCTTTTTATCATACTTAGCAGAAGAAGCAGCAATGATTAGTACCGCTGGTATTAAATCAGATCGTGGTATCGGCAACAAACAAGTTGGTGCTGGTGATCCAGTCACAAACTCATCAGCCGGAGCAAGCCCATCTGCCGGTGCTGATCAAGATGCACTAAATGACTTCCTTGCTGCATGGGGATCTGATAATGCTGAATACGATTTCAATGGTGACGGTATCGTTGACGGCACCGACCTCACAACATTCCTTAGTCGAATGGGTGGCGATGCGAATCCTGTCGAGACCGCCGCTGCTACTCCAATCTCACCTGATACAAGTGCCATTCAGTCTATTTTAAAGAAGAGAAAAGCGTAAGTAATAACTAATGGAATTCTTGACAGTCGAATTTATATCATTGATTGGTAGTAGTCTCGTTGGATTTCTGTTTCGCTCAAATGCGGAAAGACGCAAAGAACAAACAGAAATATTCAACCGTATCATGGAAGCTAATAAAGCTACAAATGATAACCAAAATGCGGCTGTCGAGAGAGTTTCCATAACAGCAGGTAAATGGGTACGAAGGGGCATAGTACTGGCAATCCTATTTGGAACCATACTTGCCCCCTTCATACTACCCTTCTTCCAGATACCAACAGTAATTGAAATCGAAGAGACCAGAAGACAATGGTGGGACATCTTCGGACTCGCAGGAACCTTCACAACAACAACAATTGAACCAATTGATGGATATCTGCTCATTAAAGAGAACAGACAGATTCTAATCAGCATTGTCGGGTTCTATTTTGGGAACGCTGTAGCAGCGAACAAAGCATGAAGTACATATACCCCCTGTTATTGCTCATTATGGGCGGATGCGAAACGAGTAAAGTATTTAATAATGCAAAACCGGGTGTAGAGACCGGTTCTGAATCTAATATTGCAATAGCTTTAGATTCTGCAACCAGAACATGGATTCCATGGTATTTTATACTGGTTGCTGTACTAACTTTGGTTTCGATCAAGGTATGGAACTATAAAAAATAATTTGGTGCTACTAGACTCGCTCGATCCAAATTTTTTGCCATAATCTCTTACAAACATAATACGAATCAATGATATCGGACACTGGATTCGACACTTCCTTTTTGTCTGGTGTTATTGCGGCAAGAAGATTGTACCCTGTCTCTTTTGTGAAAGCTAAATGCATATCGTGCTTACTTGCATTCCCACTTCCTGTTGCCTTCTTCTTAATTTCTGATGGAGTAATAACATCAACTGGAATTGATGCTTGGAAAAACTTGTACTTAAGTATTCCCGTGTTCTCTGCGATATGGAACACTCGTCCCTTTGCTCCGTATGCATACCCCTCCAAGGCAACTTCTTCGCACCCATAACAAACATCTACTGCCCATGATGAGATTGTATCATATCGTTCACACTCATGATTATACTCGTCAAAATTACTACCATGTATATTTTTAAGAAACGTATTAGCATATTTCTTTGTGTCTGTAAGATAATAAAATTTACAGTGTTTGAATTCGAATGGAGTTGTCGCCTCTCCTTTCCAAACACATATTGCTGGACCACATAATGAATAATCTATACCTGCTATAACCATACAGTATATAGTGAGTAATAGAAAACCCCCGCCTTGCGGCGGGGGCTATACTCATTCGAAAGTGATCCAGCAGTCTCTTATATTAAATGAGTACTAGTATCTATTCAGAAGGTAATCTGAATCATACTACGGATGAGGTACTGTCCACTCTCATTGGTGGCTGCCCACCCAGTGTCATAGAGGTTGTAACCACCATCAATACCGTTGAAGGAATAACCCACAGAGTTAGTCCAACGAACATTGTCATTGAAGATGTAGTTGACACCAACAGTACCAACACTCAGATCAGTCGCGCTGTTCTCAAGAACACCATATTCGTACTGACCAAAAACCTGAAATTCATCATCAAGATTGTAGCTGGCAGTTCCTACTGCGGAGTAGTTGTTCCAGCTATCATTCCACTCTGCTCCAACGAGAGCAGCATTTACATCAAAAGCACCGAACTTGGCACCAGCATCAACCGTATAACTGCTGTAGTTTTCAGCGACGGTGTTCTGGTACGCATAGGCACCACCGAGGGTGAAGTTTTCAAATGCATCGTATTCGAGACGAGCACTGAAACCATAATCATTATCACCATAGGTGCTGTTATCGGTATTAAAACCATCATTGTATGAAGCGTAAAGGTTGAATGCATCGAAGCTCCGAGAAACTTCAACACCCTGCGACCAACCCTGACCAAAGGTGAGGGCAGTGATGGTGTATTCACCATCAATGAGGGTGGTTGGATCAGAAACATAACCATCAAAGAACTTGGTTACGAACTGTCCTGCCTTTACATCAAATCCACCGAAGTTACCACTCAGGAAAGCATCCTTGAGTACGAACTCGGTATCACTCCACTGACCACTAACTGCGTAGTCAAAGTCATAGACCTTACCCGAGAACTGGATTCGGGCGCGCTCAACGTCAAAGCCACGAGTAACTGAATCAGAGCCACCGTCGTTGTACATGTAACGGAACTGGAGGAAACCAGAAACGTCAACAGTAACGGGACTGTCATCACCCTTAAGGCTCATGTGAGAAGCGGAGTCTTCGCGAACAGCCATGATAAGATCATAGGCGGTCACGCTTTCGGCTGCACCAGAAGTCATTAGTGGTGCAGAAAGAAGAATTGTTGCAATATTAATCATAGTGATTCTCCTTTAATGGCTATCAGCCACCCCAAGTAGTTACTGAGTCCCAGATGGTTGCGACTGCATCGCGGAACCAAAGGACACCATCCCATGCGAATGGGACAAGGGCGAGACTGACGAGAAGGGATCGGGTAATTCCGACCTTTCCAAGCCAGCTCTGTACAAAATCTTTACCGCAACCTGCGGCGGGACATTCTCCAGTAGTTTTACTCATAGGTTTCTCCTTGTGTTAGAGTATATGTATTACGACATTTCCCGTCGAATACGCTGGATTAATAAAAGTTCTATTATAGTATCAAGTTGTTGTTAAGTCAACTACTTCGCATGAATTTCCAGAACAGGCAAACGTCTGCGTTCCTGCCGTATTATCTTCCTGTTCGTACTCTCCTAGTTTACTCCAGTCCACTTCCTGTGGCATGGATGATAAAAGTTCTTTATATTCCTCAACAGTGCAATCCTGATAAGGAGCTTGTCTATATGTATGGTCTGAGAAAGGTAGGAATGAAACTCCAGATACCTCGTCAAAATGTTCCCAGACCCATGCTCCCACACCCATCCACTCTTCTTCCTTCACAGAAACAGTAATAGATGGCTTGTGTTCACACCAATATCTTTGATAAATCAACCAAAGTTCAAGTTGTTCAATTGCTGTCATGTCTGTGCGGAACACAGCATTCTTCGGTGTCTTCATCGGGAATGAGAATACCATGGTGTGCTCTGGCTTCATGACATCTGGCTCACATGGGAACCCCTCATTATCCATAAAGATACACAGAGGATCCTTGACATCAGCGCGTACTGTACGGACGTAGTATGGGTTGTGACGAGCGTGGATCCCCGATGCTGCGTCTACAAGCTGAGATACGGTTCCACTGGGTTTCACGCAAGTAATAGCAACAGATTCATTGATTCCAATGCTCTTCGCGGATTTCTTGTTCTCCTTGATAGCAGTAGTCTTGAGATGCGTCAGAAGGTCTTCTAGTCCCTTAGACTTACCGTTAGTGAGCTTGCAGTCCATGATACCAGTCATTGATACACCGAGAAGTCGTTCATCTTCGCAGTTACGTTCCCACTCACTTGAAAGGTACTTAAAGTTGGTGAGAGTAGATTGCCATGTACCAAGAACAGTGGCAAGTCTAACCTTTCTCTCTAGAGACTCTGCGGTATCATCACCACGGACTACGATCTCTGTGAGATTACAGAACTCCTTATCCCGAAGGATAATTTCACTGCATGGATTCGTGCCAAACTCATGATCAGACTCACGAAGACGATACTCTTCTCCCATACCCTGTCGATGTTCATTTGCTCTTTCAATCTGCTTCTGTGCAGCATCACGATTGAAGATGCCACGTTCACCAGACTTACTCTTGTATAGAGACACCCACTCTTCCATGAACGTACCAATTTCTGGCTGCTCACGATAGGCTACTGAGTTATTCGATAGTGCTCTTTGTGGGTCGGAAATCCACCACTGGCCGTGCTTCGCATCTCGCATCCGCTCATCGGTAAGGGAAGAGAGTGAGATAAGGGCACTTCTACGTACTCCCCCAACAACGACAATCTCAGCAATTTTACAGACGATATCGTGACATTCGATGGATGTGAGTTTTCTTCCATTAGCTTTCTGATAGGTTTCCACTGTGAATCGGAAAAGATCGTCCAGTGGTTTTGGCCCCGAAGCTCTACCACCGAAAGTTTTGAGTTTCGCTCCGGCAGGTCGAATCTTCGAGAGATCCCACTTGGGAATCTGACCTCCAATAAGCAAGGAGGTAAGTTCCTTGTAGGCTTTAGCCCAACCCATCTTACTATCCTGAACAACAATAGTTGTATCACTGTCCTCAAACTCCTCTGCAATAGTAGGCAACTTCTTTAGGAAGTCCCGCTCGACACTGAACCCAACTCCAGTACCACACATCAACACATATAGAATTTCATCAAAGGAACGAACTCTCCCTGCACTTACAAAGGAACAATTGTACCCTGCGATATTATCCCTCTTGAGGGCATCACCGGCCGTCATGAGTGCTCTCATAGAAGGCATAATTTCTAGACTAAGAACCGCTTTTTCCAGTTCTTCTCTTTCTTTCTTTGGTACGATATAATTATGATACTCCTTGAGATGCTCCTCAAAGAAATCAAAGTATCGAGTTACTGTTTCTGACCATGTTTCTCGTCGAGCCTTTTCAGGAAGCCAACGAGAGTACCGTGATAGATGAATGAACGACTGATATAACGAAGGAAGGTTTTCACACATATTACAAATTCTCCAAGAATCAATTAGACAAGATTATATAGTAGCTTTGTGACAAAGTAAAGTATTAAATTATATTAAAGGTAGGGGGGACACTGCTCAGGTAGTTCTGGATCTGAGGTGGAACATATGTTATTAGATCCGGCGTCTTCGAACTGATCAACCAGTACTGATCCTTCACAGAAGTTGGATATATCAAGAGCAACTCCACGAACATTTTCGCAAATTGTAGTTCCGGACATCGTTACCTTGGCATCTGCAACACCAGTGTCACCAACTTCTCCAGCCTTGAGATACAGTCCACCACACCCATCATCAGCGGTGCTGGTATTCGAATTTATTGTACAGGCAATAACGGAGGAGTTTCCATGAAGTCTTGCTTGTGAAAGAACCAGACGTGTGTTCATATCAATTCCGGCACCCTTACCAGCACAAGTGTTGTTCAGCAAGTTACAATTCATGATCAGCAACTGACCACTGAACTGGTGAACTGCACCACCATGTCCACTACCAGAAACCCCAGTACCATCAGCTTCATTGTTATTGAAGTTACAGTTCATTACTTCGGAGATGCAGTGATTTAGTTGCAACCCACCACCGTTAGATCGGGATACATTATTATTGAACTCACAATTCGCGAACTCCACGTTACTTTCTCTAGCAAACGCACCACCACCACCATCAGAAACATTATTATCAAAGATACAATCACCTACTGACAAGTATGATCGATATACCCAGAGACCACCACCAACGAATCCTTCCATCTGTCCACCGCATTCGGTGTTTGCACAATTTATTGGGGAATCGGGTCCAGCACAACCATCAGCACATGGTGTGCATCCGGGTTCCGTTGATGAATAACGAGTACCAGAGGAACCGTTTCTGATGGTAAACCCTTCGAGTGATCTATCACCAACTTCATATCCAGAGAACTCATCCAACTCATCCTCGGCTGGGTTACTGTTATCATAACACTGACCAGCAACTCGCGTATCCACAGTGACCACAGAGATCTTAGTTGGATCAGAAGCAGGTCTACTCCAAGCAGCACCGACCGGAGTACCATCTTCATTTAGACCGTCGATCACACAATTTTCTGGATTGAGCAAGTTTCCTCGGATAATTAGTTTCTTTCGTAGGAAGTTGATTGCTTCTCTATACACCCCATCATCAACAAGAATCAATTCACCATCAACAGCAGCAGTTATTGCTGATTGTATTGTCGAGAACTGTTGGGATTCACCAACACGAAGTACACCAGCATCACCGCTGTCACAGTTGTCATTGACAGTAGTAGGTCCATCTGGAATTGGATTAACTTCAAACGAAATACTTCCACCTTCTAGGAGATCATTGTACGTAAATGTATCTTGATTTCCAGCACTATTATACCAGAAACCAACAGCCTGTGTATTGCCATTAACCAGTATTTGTGGGTCTTCTGTTGTCCAGTATCCTCCCGTAGTACCATTTCCATTTTCGAACGTGACCTCAAGACGAGTCAGATAATTTGCACGATTTCTAAAGTCTGTTGCCTTTTCTAGACTATCGAACCAGAAGTTAATTCCACCAATTTTATTTGGCGTACTACTTGCATTATCATCTTCGTTTGGCCAGTTAGTTCCTACTCCAGTGAATACAGAGACACCACATTGCTTACCACTCAATTGCAAATCGTTCATGGTTTGTTCATCAACCGTGAGGTAAACTTCACCATCCTTTGTTCCACCCTCGGTGGTGTCTACATTAGCAGACGAATATGTTGCAGTTACAGAGCGCGTACCTAACCGGAATGGGAATGGTGATGAGTTATCACCGGGACGTAACTCACTATAATCATTTGGTCCGTTTAGATATCGTTCTTCATAGTTTGCAGTGTCATCAGAAACAACATCGTAACTTTGTTGATTGTGCGTAGTGTTCTCAACGGTGACACCAAACATATTCCATAAAGTAAAGAATGGAACTTCCGATCCCTGTACCCGAATAGAAGGATTAACACTCGTGTCAACATTTGCTACATCGGAACCAAACGCTCCATTGTATGCGGCACCACCAAACTCGATATCCAAAAGATTAAGTCGAACATCATCAAACGAAGAATTTCTAATGGCATGACCACCAGTAGAAGCAGTATTGAATGGTGCTCTTCTATAATATTTCAGTAGTCGAGTTCTCTTGTTTTTCGGTACATCCCCGTTCCAGAATTCATTTTCGATCGGAAGAATTTGATCATTACCAATATCATTTCCAACGACTGCATCTTCACCCATCAATGAGAATTCTGTCTTATTGGTTCCTAAGAAGTTGCAACTGTCAATGATAAGATGTGTGTCGAGTTGGTTCACTCCATCACCAAGATGGTTAAACAAAGAACCAAGAGATGTCTGTGTAATGTCAGTTCGAATAAATCCAATATTGCTTATCTTGTTATATCCGGATGGGAACGAATCTAGATTGCCTGTGTTATTATATTGGACATCATATGTTTCCGCATTTTCAGGATAACTATAAGAATCCCAAGAACGAAGTGGTTGACTAACAATACCAGTGTTCCATATGCTATCAACTACCAGAACATTTTTACCGGTTCGGTTTTCCTTTGTTTCCCACAAGATACTGTCATCAAGAATTGTAGATGGTGTCTCCCACAACTGAATGTCCAGATTTCCATTTGGACGAAGCAATCGAGAACCGATTGGAATTGTTGACTTAGCTTGAGTGATAGCAAATCCAACACCACTATCGTAGAAACGAACATACGTTCCCGCCGCATATTCAACATTAGTCAGGTTCGAATCCCCATTGAACCCACCCGCAAAATCAACTGTCTGTGCATAGATGTGTGCTGGGTAGATTCCTCCAGCAACACCGAAGTTTTGGTTATCAATGTCAACAGAAAGTGACGCATTAATTCCTGTTAGTGCATTCCCTATAAATCCGTCGATATTTGTGTTGACAAGATTTGTACCAGAGGAAATTGCTACGTTACTATTTGAGATAGTTGTATTTTTCATTGTTGCAAGGGATGCATATGCATCATGAGAACCAATAATGTTCCCACCAAAGGGAGTTTGGTTCGTAGTAGTATCCCCAGCATTTGTGTAGAGTCCTGCTCGTGGGTCGTGGAACCATGCAATACCCGTCATACCATCTGCAACCCAAGCGGCGGACTCTGACAATTCCTTATTTGCTTCTATTCCACCGTCGAATGTACACCCATTCAAGTAATAGGTAACATGCTTAGTATCATCATCATTAAGAGAAGCAAAGTACGAATCAAAGTTTTCAGTTTCTGCTGGCCACTCTAATGTCTCAATTCTAGTTGACCAATGGAAATCACAATTCTTAAACTCTATGTTACCAGCAATCATTGCATTTGCAACTGGCTGTTCAGAAGAAACCGCCTCCTCAATTATTATTGAGCCAGGCATACCTGCGCAGTGAATGCTACATCTGTAATCCAGTGTTTGCGGATCAAGTCCAATAGGAACATTCCATTCAAAAGGATTACCAGCCGAATCTAACAATGTTCCTGTTGTACTGGTTCCCGAATTGGCGTCATGACTTTTAAATTCAACACCATCACCACATTCATCATCACCAACCCCAGACCGAACACCGTGAAAACCATTCACCAAATTCCACACAACTGTATCGCCTTGCTTCACTGTAATCGAAGATGGAATAAATGCATTGTTCTCTATTTGAACAACGTGTGTTACAGGATCTGCACTACTGATAACAGATGGACCATCACCAGTGAAACCTACGCGGTTAGTTGCGAATTCTGGCTCTATTGTTAACATTCCCGGGATCCAATATTCGGGAAGAATTATTGTGTTGTCTGCAAAGAAAGTCACACCAATAGTATCGTCCCACGGAGCCTTAAGTGGGCTAGTATTTTTAATCTTAATTATTGGTGATGCTGTAGACCCATCAATCCATGGGTTACCATCAGGATCATCATTGAACGTCTGTATTCTGTTCAGTGCATTTTCGAATGTATCCGTCGTTGGATCTAATACGTAAACTGCCCTAGATGTTGTAGCACAATACCACATTGCATAATTAGAAGCATCAACATCTTTCTGGTAACACTTACTGGTCATTGGATCAGTAACAGGCTGAGTGTCGCTAGTGGGAACAATGTGGGTTGGATTCTTGGACTGTAAAACTACAGGCTTACCATTTATTGGATAAATCTCTGCACGAATTTCCTTTATCTGTCCGTCATTGACAAACGAGGAAGAATCACGGAGACGTGCCCAATATCCCTCGACACCATCAGAATTTCTAGTTCGACTTGTAATTTCTAGTTTTGGTCCACCATTGGCCTGATAGACAACCTTATCAATTCCCTCGACATGGTGTGCAGCAATACCGATGGGAAGTCCCTCTGCTCCTATTGCTTGGAATGGGTGAGTAATCCAACGAACTATTGGTTCACAATAATAACCATGAGATGTGGGATCACCAACAAATTCGTCTACTACTGTTGGCTCACTAAAGCCAGATTCACCGGTTTCTAACCTTGGTAGCTGACCCAGTTCTGGGAATTCTGGATCTACTGGGAAATTACCAAACATAGTATCAAATACTGGACCAAACCCAACGTAGGCTTCCCCACCGTTACCACCGACACCTTCTGATGCTGTTTCTGGATTAAGTCCCCATAGCTTTAAGTTTCCAGCAGCACCCGGTAATCCGGGCTTATAAAGAGTATATGAAATTGATGGTGGGGTAGCACATGCAATACTTCTTCCGAGTGGTTGTGCATATTTATTATTATTCCAGTCAAAATCACACCCAAATTTACGGCCAGACCCACTCCATCTATGGAGGTCCGTATTACTTGTATAGTCGCCCACACCCTGAGAGGGGAATGCTAGTTGATCATACTCATTTAGACAGGATGGCGTATGGGTTTTTAATCGCCAGAAACTTGGACGGCTTCCGGGTTCCGGACCAACACCATCAACTTCTCTGTCTGGATCAAAGAATTGTGGATCAAAATTATCATTTGGTCTAGTAGTAGCTCTCTGTACAAGTGCGGTCTTTGACCATTTGATGAGCGGGTTTCCAGCAGCGTCCGCTCCCGGTAGACGAGTATTCTGATTGACACCCGATCCAAATGACACCAAATCGTCATTACCATCATATAGAACACAACTAACAGCATTCGCATATCCACCACACGTTCCATATTCGTAAACATATCCTGTTGCGGTACCACTGGTTTTTATTCTACGACTAGTCCCGAAGCCCCACTCATTTTCCTTCGTAAGCATATTCCAAGTAATACCAGCAGAGTTCCTCGTGTCTTCCCTATACCACAATGACTGGAGTGGAACACATGCGTTATAATCAAACCCATCCAATGGATAACCATTTGGCTCTGCTCCAAATTCTTCATTCAGATCATTTAGTCCATATCTCCAGAACCCAGAAGACGTGGTATTAACACCAAAACTATTCGTTGGTAATGATAAAGATTTGGATCCACCCGCAGGCAAATCTTCATTTAATCCAAACGAACTGTACCCGTTATCGATGTCTGCACTGAACATATTAAGACCCCATCGCGGAAGGAATGGTGCTCCCCCGGCAATCCACGCCCCGTTCGGCGAGTCATCATCTGGCAATCCAGCACCCACGCTCCAGCCGACATCATCCAGAGTGGAGTTATCTTCACTGTACATCCAGTTAAGCAATTTCAATCGAGGATCTATATCATCAAAGTGGGTGTCTTTGTCCCGGAAATCAAATATAACTCTTCGTGTGGCTGCTGCGTTGAACCCGGCGGCATAATCCTGCCAACTATCCACTATTACGCCGTCTAGCTCATACGAAATATCATTTGTAAGTAGATCTAAGGGAATCAAATCTCTTCGGAACCCAGTATACGTATTGAATGCATTCCATGAGTTATTAGTTTCCCAGTTCACATAAGCAATCTCACAGTTATAGTTGTTATTAACACAGTCACCTGCATCATCAGGGATTGGTATGCTAAACTCACCAATATTACCACAGCCACTACCAAACGGTAGATCGTCATTTATCCAATCAGGAAGCTCGTCATAAAGACAACTAGAATCACCTATCTGTCTGAAAGAATCAGCACCACTTTCATAAACACGAAGTGGGTGATTTCTATTTGTCATGTCACTCTGATCAAATATAATTCTTCTTCTACCCCAAAGACGTATTGCATCTGCGCATTTATCATCAACCCAATTCCTCCAAGTAGAGTATAGGGGACTTAGTGTACCGTCTGATTTTTGATCTCGCATATAAAATGCAGACTTGGTGAGTGATTCTTTATATGCAAGCTCCATGTATGATCCAGCATACATCATCTGAGAGTATAATGGATCTACTCCGTTAGCATTTCCTAGAAGAGCCCATCTTCTTGGGTTGTATGGGAGACTTAGGAATTGAGAACACCCAGTTTGATTATCCCATCCCCCAACATGCTTGTCCCACTCCCGAGCCTTGAACTGGTTTTCTGATTCCCACCAATTGGGTTCAATACCATAATCAGGATCATCCCCACCAAAGCAATTAAACATAGCAGGAGAACCCAATTCAAATGTTGCCGCATTCTCCGGTCTTATCGAACGATTTAAAGCATTAAGTGTTGTACGTTCGTTTATAAACGGCCAAGAATTGTTTGGTAATGCGTCGGCTGGACGTACAAGAGATGGTCTCTCTCCCTGACTGAGATATATGCCGTCCAATTGTTTACAGGTTTCAGAATCAATTAGTCCATAAATCAACCCACCAGAAGTTTGACAATTAAAACAAGAAACTGGACATGTACATCCCGGGAATAGTTCTTCTCCATTTGGACCTGTAGTTGACCCATCTGCTAAAGTACCACATGTGTCTGGATCATCACCTTCCGCTGGACAGCGGTAATCATATCGGTTTGCATCAGCATACCACTCAGTCGTAATTGCTGCTGGATTAAAAACTAAACAGTTTTCTAATTCTATTGAATTTGTACTACCAAAATTATACGCAGCTACTTGGGTCTTGACATATGCCGCAACAGAATTTGCATTGAGTATGCAGGAATCATCCATAGACCCAAGACTAGTATCACATTTTGTGACCTGAGATTCACCGCTCAATACTCCACCAAAAACAGTTTGCAAATTCTCTGATATAGTAAGGGGGGCCCAAACTCCTTCGTCCAACCAACAAGTAAATGCAGTTTCTCCCTCAGAAATACCGGTAGCTGTACCACAGAATCCCGGAGTAAATAGTCCTTCTTGCAGTGGGTGAATTCCTGCGTTTAGCGCATTTTCATGCCCCAATTGACCTTCAACTCCGGCCCCTGTGTGATTCCTCCACCACATATGATGATTATCAAAGTCATATTGATCTTGAGCAGAATCAAAATTAATCACCATGTCCCAGTCAGTTTTATTTGGTAAAAGTCCCTTAGACTGTAGATCAGCATGGATATTACCATAATGGTACACATTGATTGTGTGATCTTCTTCTGCATATTCCTCAATACCACCAGTCTTGTTGTGCCAAGAAGTCGAATCAGTAATGCCCATTGAGTCAGCAAATTCTGATGGGAATGCAATATTTTCAGAGAGCATGGAAATACTAAAGCCGAGCTTTAAAAATTGATCACCAGTAGATAGTTCCGCAATTGGTGGAACTGCAATATTTCCAACAGCATCAGTAACCTCTTTGTATGCTGCGGGAGGATCATCTGGGCAATCATATACACAAAGACCCGCTTCAGTTAGTCCTCCACATGTCATATCAGTACCATTTGATTCGCTATCTACTCGAACAGCTCGACCACCTTCTGCACGCAATGTACATACTCGATTTGCTTCTAGTATATCATCAAATCCAACACCAATATAGACTTCAACTTTACTTTCACGTTCTTCCCATGTGGGGAATGTAGTATTGAAAAGCCCATCTTCAGACCAACTTTCAACACCACCCTTTCCGGGAGTAGAAACAACAAGTAAATCAATTCCCCGATCATCATATGAACCAACCGGACACAATTGCAGAAATGCAGAAGCCTCTTTACCATGCTCTGCTTGACGTGTCGGTTCAGTAAAGGGTGCTTTATAATCCAGAAGATTACCGTCAAGATCCTCAGTACCATGAGGAACACACATTTTAGCTTTGGTATTGGTTTGACAGCCCAACTCATTTGAAACACTAGTTATACATGCACCTGCTGGTCCACCTGCACCGATAACACTGAGGAACAATCCCTTCGGCCATTCGCTTGGATTATCAACTGCAATTTCTTTTTCTATCCTATAATACCCCCTACCGATAGGATCACTTTCAGCATTAACTGCACCGACATTGATTGCACCCGTTTCACTATTAGGAAGAAGCTCAGGAAACAAACCAGTAATTCTTGATCTTCTATGATACAATTCTGAGGGTGCGTGTAGTGTAATTTCTTCAGCACGAAATACTGGAGTTGCTTGGTGATCTACATCCACAGTGCTCATATTAGTAAACTTACGCTGAGAGTCGGTTGCCCCGCCGGACTGCGCGGTTGTAGTTCTTAATCGCGGAACATATCCCGGATCACCCGACGCTAACTCTGGAGCAACTCCGTGCCAACCATATCCGATACAAGCACGGTTTGCTTGTTGATCAAATACAAAGTTAGAACTGGCCTGTTGGTTAGGTTCTCCTGGCCAGCCACTAGCATCATAACGCTGGTCTTGATATTTCTCAACAACCCCCGGAGGAACAGTTGGAACAGGTGGTCCACCTCCAGCACCCGGTCTCCACTGCTCGGTAGGAGCAAATTGAAGATCTTGGAAATTAGAAAACAACGCAGGGCCGTGATATTGTATTTCGCATGGGCTGTTTACAAGACAGCCAGATCCAGTTGCTCCATCCAGACCCGCCATTGCAGCCGTTCTGTTTGGACGCACCTGAGATTCTGGGAGATTATTTGGGGGTGCTTCAATTGGGGCTTGATAACCAACTGCGTCCTGTTCTTTTGATCTACTACCAGTCGCTTCCCAGTTACCACCACCAATGTATGCACCGGTTCCACCACCAACAAATTCATTGTTTCCAAATAATACACCAGAATTTAAACCCGCTGTTTCTGACAGTTCTGGTGCAGGTGCTCCGTACTTATATGTAAAGTGCCATGGGGTTCTTTTATCAAACGAATAGTGACCAGCAATGCCCATTTCACGACCACTACCCCAATCATAAGAGTAGAATCCACTGTTACCGGAATACATGTAGTTACAAGGAGCTGTTGGTGTGCTCCCTGTCTTAGTAACAAAAACTACCCTAAATGTATTCAGCATAAATTAACATCCTATGACAAGTCAACAAAGTTCTGGTGTGTTATGTAGTACCTTGCGGGAGTTCCAGTTGCATCATCCGCTTTATAACCCAATACGTAAAGCATGGTTGTTTGGTTAGTCTCTAATGATGGTCTCGAACTAAAGAAATGATCGAGTCCAGAAGAGTTATCCCAAGTTGGAGTAACAACATCACCAACTTCGATTATTACTGTAACTCCCTGTCCCGGGCCCCAACTGATTGGAGTTGTTTTATCACTCTTGGTACTAAAATCAAAGCGAAGTGGAGTTGCGGTAGGAGGCGATTCCCCATCAGTAGAAATGTCTATATTGATATTCAATCTTTGCACTGGACCATTCATTGGATCAACATGAAGTCGTCTTACTCCTTCACGAAGCTCAATGTCTGACATAGCTAATTGATGTATCTTTTCACGATACTTCCCTAACTTTGGAAGTTCCCATTGTCCGTCAAAGACGAGTCCACTGTCAGAACTCAGACCAGCAATTTCACCACTGTTCCCAAACATATACTCATAGGTTACACCATCAACACCACCTGTTGGTCCAATAACTCTACCGAGATCAAGCGTTCTACCAAGAACACCCGTTCCAGCAAGAACTTCACGGACAACAAGATTTGTGTCTCCAGATATACCAAACCCAGTAACTCCAGCTCCAGTTTGTCCTGTTCCACCCGCAAGAGAAACGGTTACAGTTACGACATCTCCAACAGCATGTGTAACACCACCATTGTGTCCGGAAATTAATGCAAGGTTTTCTAGATCAAACCTAGACCCACCGAGCGAAGAATTCACAAAACTGTCTTCTGTTGTTTTGTAAATTCTAAATCCGGTATTACCAGCACCAAATACAGATACAATATTATTCGGGACAAACGATCTGAGTGCTCCAGAGAAAAATCCCTGTGCTTCTAATCCATTTGCATCAACATCATTAAGTGAAATACCAGTAACTGTTTCTGTCATCTGAGCAGCACTAGATGGAGCCGACCCCGGACTGATTACTGTGTATCGGAAACCAACACCACCTGTAGCACCAGTTGCACCAGTAGCACCAGTTGCGCCATTTGTACCAGTTGTACCGGTTGCACCAGTTGTGCCCCTGTTTGCAGCAGCACCAGAAATTCCGCGCACATTACCAACATTAGAAGAGAATCCAGTACCATCCTCAGTACTGAAGTATAACCAAAGATTTGAAGTGTTATCATCAACAATAACAACAGTACCACCAGTTATTGCAGTACCGGTATTACCAGTTCCTCCCGTTGACCCAGTAGGACCAGTCGCACCAGTTACACCGAAGATAGCTCCCAACTCCAAGGTTCTACCAAGAAGCAAAGATTCTCCGAAATATTCTCGCATAACAAGTGTCATACCAGACATTCCGGCAGCAGTATATCCATATCCGGTACCTCCGGTTGGACCTACAGATCCAGTAGGTCCGGTTGTACCAGAAGGAAGTGGTAAGAACATTGCTCTACAATTTGTCTTATCAGCAAAGGCACTGCTGTAATTATATACGTCAACATTCGCTGAGTCATAAGTGAAATACGAAGTTGTTAATGTGGTGGTTTTAGTTCCGGGGTTTGTTACTAAGAAATCACTATAGACCCCCGGATCATCTTCATTATCAATACGCACATACAATCGTTCTCCCGCAGGAAAATCTAATACATTATTATGTGATGCCAGATTCCTATCATGAATTGTTACTACAAAATCGTCTTTTGCATCCAACGCCGATGTTGGGAATTGTAAATATCCTGTTGTACTACCATTGATAGTGCCAGATTCATAGAAATATGGAATAGTTCCCAAGGAACCGGTAATACCAGTACCACCTGTTGGTCCAAGAACTCTTCCTAGATCAAGTGTTCGACCAAGCCCATTAGCTAGTAATTCTCTAACATAAAGATGATCATCACCAGACACTCCTGCCGCAGTGTAACCAAATCCTGTAGCACCAGTCGCTCCAGTAGCTCCAGTTACACCTCCACCAGTAGCACCAGTAGAACCAGTAGAACCAGTTGGTCCATCTTCACCCTTACCAGCAAATTCACCAGCAGGACCAGATGGTCCCCGGACATCACCAACATCTAAAGTATAACCAGTACCATCCCATTTTTCGAAGTAAAGTATAAGGTGAGATTCATCAGCGGGGAATCCCTTTGTAGAGAGAGTTGCTCCAGTTATGCTTGTACCAGTGGGTCCAGAAATACCAGTTGGTCCAATAGGACCAGTTCCTTCTGGACCAGTTCCACCGGTATTTCCTCTAGGTCCACCGGGCCCCATTGGACCCTGACCACCCCTAGCACCAGTTCGAACTGTGACACCATTTCTACATGCATTGTTGGCCATAACTGTTTCCCGTTCTTATACTATGTATGATTTTATCGAATAGAAGTTACGATGCGCCTTCAGAATCTGCATAGAAAAATGTAACATTTTCAAGGAACTTTGTTGGAACATTTCCGAAAAGTTTTGGCCAAAACTTAAGTGAAGAACCATCTTCATATGTGTCAGGTAACACCCAAACTTGAGTCCAGTGAATTGAATTTTCTACATCACCAGACGAAAGATTCAATGTAACCTTATCGTCATTGGTATCATTGTTAACTATTTCGCCCAACTTAACCATCTTGATGGGTCTATTTGTTCCCTTATACCAACAGTAGAGGTCTTTACCCTCAACATAATTCTCGTAGGGCAGAACGTGTCCCGTATAACCAACGGCATTAAGTTCGGACGTTTCCGGAACTTTACTAGATTGTACTTTACCTGTATAATCTTTATTTGCAGAACTAATTCCGATGCCCCTTGCATCAAGGTCACCAGATTTGTTTGCAAACCGGTTAATGTTCGAAGGAGAATCCGCACCGTTACCAGAAACAATAACAATTCCTTCGGACGTTCGGTAATTATCATACTCTTCTGCGCTCATACTGGTCTGTGCAATTTCCCAGTCAAGATCTACCAATGTCTGACCCTGCTGTTCTACGCGTTTTCCAATTATAGTTTTCATTACGTCCATATCGCGTGATGGTCCAACTATCTCTTCAGTTGTATCAAGATTATTAACTGCTACAGAAATTGACTGACCATCTTCTTGATCAAACCCACTACCATTACCACTACCGAATAGTACAATTTCAGCGGAAGTGAGTATTGCTGTCACATTTGGTGGGTTATGACAGTATGGCACATACTCAGAGGCATCCTGTCGAACAGGAGGCCAGAGTTCCTTGCTTGGGAATACCTCGCCCACATTGGAACCCGGATATTGATTTCCAACAGCTAAAAATGTTCCTTCTGCACGGATTCTATTGGCATCATGAACATGATACTCAGCAACCGACGCACCATTCTTTCTGACCACCTGATCTGCTACTAATGCTCTCCATAGGAATCCCCACTTATCACCACCACCAGTAGAATTACCGTTAAGAGTACCAATACTAAAGTAATTACCACTAGCATAATCGTCCACACCAGCTCGATTTACTGGGTTTGCAAATAATGAGGCTCTACTAATATAAATGTCTTCAAAGAACTTTGGAAATGCCTTTGCTGCTTCAATTTTATCGATGGTTTTGCTATCATTATCAACAAGGTTATTCAGTATTCTTGCACCCATCCCACAGGCAAGAATACCTCGATGGTAAACGAACCCGTAGTTCACTTCGCCTGCAACTCCAGCAAGACCAGTGACACTGTTAATTGAACCAAAGTTTGCATCACGAGCCTCGATGTCAGCAACTGTGGCAGGGAAAAATTGAAGTTCATCACCTGGCTGACAATCAATATCATCCTGCAATATTAGATACAATGAACGATATGATGGGGTTTCTTCAAATATCTCATATGTTGCCGTTTGTTGCTGATTATTTGTTTGCACACTCACAGGATCTGGTTGTGACGAGGAACATTCATGTAGATAGTTGTGCTCAACGCCATTGTTAACAACACGGGTTAGTTTCCTGTTTCTAGTGTTCAATAGGTATATGCCCTTATATCTACCGGGTCTGAAGTTTCCTAAGTTATCTCCATTACCCCAAATGGGACTTGATCGCCCAAATTGACTTGGCGCTCTATAATTTCCGCCAGTATTCCAATACAAAGATTCTGAAGCTAAGTCACTCGTAGCAGGATTAGTATTTCTTGCCCATTCAAGTAAATGTCCCTGACACTGCTGATTGCACCCAGCTTCCTCGTCCGCTGGATTATATTTACCGAACTGTACAAGGTTCAAATCTCTCTGTGTCCAATATAGTCTGTCATGTGGGTAATACCAATTATTCTTTACTGATGGATCGAAATCTACACCGCACTCTTCACCATCGACCTCATCACCCAATTCATAGAAGTTTCTATCACCATCTCGGCCACCCCAATAATTAAATTTTTGTCCATTGACACTAATTATATCATCATCAGGAATATACTGACAAACTCCCTCCACATAATCTAAAGGAGTTTCTAATACCTCACCGCTTAATTCACCAGCAAGCTGTCGATCATATCCATCAACATATGGGGGGTCCGTGGGATATATTATCAATGGATTATTGCTACCATCAGTCCGCAATCCACACATTGGTTGAGTGGATGGATCACCGTTTTCCTGATACTGCCTTTCTTGGAGATTAAATGCTCGTATCATAGCGATAATATTATCAGTATAATTTGCATCACAATTGGTCGCATGTGGTGGTGCCACAGTTATTTTGATATTTGGAAATCTAACAACAGTATCATCGTTCAGTGATGGTGATTGTATTCCCGGTTCCCAAACATAATCATCCACCTTGGTAACAGTCAAATTTTCCAATCTGGCATTATGATAATAACGATTCACTCCCCACGAATCAGTATTACTAATACTCATCAGTTCTGCTCCGTTAGGACCAACAGAATTCCATCTATTATAGAATGCCCCATACATGGGGTCGGGCCCATCTCGCACCCCAAAGAAATCAATTGCGTCTTGACAGAAATTATCACCAGCTCCAAATTTTCTGGTATCATTTCGTCCAGATCCAACATTACCCTTCAGTAAATATTCAATTCTTTTATCTTCTGTACAGAGATATGCTTGTAGGAGCATCCAATCATATGGATCAGTATGTCCAGCATTTGGTTGATTAAATTTACCTAGAGAAATCAGACCACCGACTCCATCAACTCCCTGTTGGGCAACTGCACGTCTGCATGCCTTTCTTAAATCATAATCGTCTGGTAGACCAGCAACATGAACATCATGAAGGTATTTGAGTGCGTCCTGAAAACCACTCCCATAATTGCCCACATTAGGATTATCGGCGTGCCACTCCAGTTCTTCTGGAGAAAGGTTTCTATCATAACCAAGAGCCGCCAACACCTCTAAAACATTTGCCATTGTTCCACCATATTCACTGGTAGTAACCGACAGTGAATTCTGGAATCCCTGCACCTTTCCGTCTTGGTGACAAGCACCCAACCATAATCTATGTGTACCCATTCGCAAATATGCTGCATTTGGATAATTTATGTTACCATATAAATCATATGGATCTGCTTCGCCGGGAGCAGTTGCTGCTGATTTACTTAGGGGATAAACCCAATTTGCAAGGGTCTGATATACTGGGATATCTGGTTCGCCCCCCGCACCATCTATTGTTCGCAATATCCAATTTTGATCTGGTTGTGGAGTACCATTAATTTCTGAATCCATACCAACAGTAGGATACCCCACCTGACCACGAAGAGTATTACCACCATCAAAGGTATACGAATCTACATCAAGTGTTTCTGCCATGAAAGGTATGCTCACCCTGTCGGTAGGATCCCAGTTTACTGGTGGTCTAAAACAGGAACTATAACTATCAATATTTTCTGGAAATCCCGGATGTACTACTCCATCTTCATCTGTCCAGTTTGGTAGTTGTTTCGGGTCTGGAACAACAGTTAAACTTGCGTAGAGATCCATAAATGGATATCTGGCACCACCAGACTGGAACCCCCATAGACCTTTTTCTGCTCTGCCTGCTGGTTTAGCCCAAAACTCACCATCAGCCGCAAGCTGACTCCCATTTTCAACACTTTCTTCATACCGATCTCTCATCTGCTGTCGTGCAATATCAATAACGGCCGGATCATAGTGTGAGATGGAAGAAACTACCAAATCATATGCTTTCAATGTAGACGCAGCATCAGAACCATCCCAAATACCACTCCAACGAACCACACCATCCCTATCAGTATATGGTCCAGTATCACGAACTATTTGCTCATGTCCCTCTGATGGAACAATTCCACGAGAAGTTCCATAGAATTTTTTACCGTTTGGATATTCGGAGACTTCACCAGCAGGCAAATCCCACTGACCCGAAGTTGAACTAACCTCAAATCCACTAACAGCATTTCCATCTGGGTCAGTACCAGAGAATGACTCAAATGCGGCGTGCTCCCAATTCATCCTTGCAGGCCAATTCTTAAGCCAATCCTGATCTGCCAGATCGACATTCGGCAAAAAAGTCTCACAATCACCAACAAACTCTGGAGTAGCACCATCAACAAGAACATCCTCAAGATTTGTTATCGAACATGGACCAGACCACTCTCGGGGCTCAGTTGTAGTTTCTCCGGCAGTCAAGTATCCACGACCATCAAATGGTTGTGGGTATAAATGCACTTCACTACCCCTACCAAATTTATTAGTACCGGAATTTCTATTATTGACGGGGATATATTGGGATGAATATAATTTGTAGTTTTCAGTTCCATCATACCCACCTTCTCCTCGATCATCAGGAATGCAACGGAAAGTAAAACTTCCAGCACCACCACCACTGTAGTTCACGTTTGCGCTATATGTACTGTCAAAGTTAGTAAGATCCCCAACACCCCATGCCTGCGCCCCAACCATCTGAGAAAATGTCTTACCAAAATCAGGATTTAATACAGTTTGATTAATATTAAAATCTTCGTACCATGCATTTTTTGCTGTGGTTGGTGCTGGATCAACATTTATTAGGTGGAGATCACCATTATCCTGAACCCAAGGAGATCCATCAAGAAACTCACCATAAGTGAACGGACTATTCGACCCAATTGTCCATGTGACTGTTTTTTCCTCAACACGGCCGTTTGGATATTTGGGATCGTCTCCTACCCCCTCTGCGGGTTGGCCGGGAACTGGTGAGATTGGTGGTTCACTATAAACATAATTGCAACGCAACGTATACGTTAGTGTTTCAACAAAAGCATAATTTTGTGATGCGGCTGTAGTGAGTGCCATGGGATCTCCAAGAATTAGATCTGATTTATTCTAATTTATACTCTATATATATCAATATCTATAAGGATCCGGTTGGTTTCCCTCATCATCACTTGCGACATTTAAGTCAATTTCATTTTCACTATTCTGCTCCGGAACACCATATTGAGCATTTCGTGCTGTAATAGTTGAAGTGCTAGTACTACCGGTACCAACTCCGGTTCCACCATCGTCTTCTTCTTCTGCTCCAGTATCATCGTCTATTGGTTCCCCGGACGCACCACCAGAATCTTCCTCTAGAATAGTAATGTCGGCACTTCTAGTGACTTCACCAGTAACTTCAAATGTACCAGTAACAACCTTATCGACAAAATTTGTCTCTTTATTTTTAACATCAACATCATAAAAATGCCGACCAGCAGGAATATAGCTGGTTGTTATATAATCAATTTCCAACCGGAGAGCACCAGTTTCTCCACCATAATTTAAAGAAATTCCCCCGGTACCAATTCTACCAGAAGAACCAACAAAGAACCCAGTAGCACCGCCACCAATTACTCCATTCGGATAGTTATTACTACTAAGAGATAATAATTTTTGATCGACTAATGGAGAACGTCGTACTTGCATACTAGCCTCGTAAGTATTTCCATTTAGATCAATAGGAGTATTAGAATCATCTGCATAAAATAAATCAAGAAAAAATGATTGTCCTTGATATAAGTTTATATCAAAATAATTGCAATATATTGGCATATGGTGCTTCCTTCCTTACTATTTATAGTTTGTCAGCACGCTCCAACAGGAAGGGAATAAAGGATCAATGAGTTCACCAATTGCTTCTGCGTACTTCCGTATTTCCCATTGTGCATGGGGGTCAGACCTCTGAGAGTAGAATCTAGCATATGCAGCAAGTGAGCCTGTCCAATACCATTCGGTGTACATAGCTTGTGGTAAAACAAATCGAGCCTGTTCTGCTGCAACACCGGCGTTAATTAACTGGTCATATGCATATCTACACACTTCCATAGCACTACTATACGATCTAATTGCATCTGTTGGTATGGCTATAAAATCTTCACTACCTTGCTTTGCACTTCCCTCCGGTTTACCTCTCCACTGTGGAAGATAAAATTCTGGTGGGTTGTCCACATACCTTCTAGAAATTTCATTCTCAACAAATCCCTGCTTATGCTTAAAGAATTGTGTACGAATAGAAATGGGAGCTTTAATTCTGAGTGTTATCTGAGGATGAGCAAAAGGAGTCCAGTGTTTATGCTTTGCAAGATAGTTTATCAATTTATTATCTTTATCAGATAACTTTTTAAACTCACCACGAAGTCTATCTGCTGCCCAATTATGTCCAGTCACTCTCTTGAGAGCTTCTTCATCATAATCCCATTCACTCTCTTTATCAAAAGAAACACGAGCAGCATTTACTACAGTAAGATCATTGCCCATATGGTCAACAAGAGAAACATATCCTTGGTTTAGCACATCAATCGTCTGCATCATCATCCTCCTCCATATCTATAAATGAAATGTCATAGCCTTCAAGTTCAGTAAAAGACCTAGCGTAATCTTTTGCTCGTTGAAATAAGTCCGCATCAACTTCCCTAACATACCCAGCAAAATGCCTATTGAATTCAAGGACAATCTCAAGAAGAACTTCCTCGGGGATATCATCACCATATTCAAACTCAGTCATACTTTTCTCCAATTTCTAAAATGCAAACGAGCTTCCAAGCCTGCATATGTATTATCATCAATTATCTTCTTTATTTCCCTTTGTGTTCTGGTGTATATCATATCGTTAATATCCTTTTCCTGAACACTTGCAGGCCAAATACACACATTACATCCTTTGTTTATAAGTCGATCAACATAATTGACAATCTGCTTATTCCTTGGCTCATTATCAAGGGCATATACAACTTCACTTTCCATGAGGTGTGGATGAATCTGCTCAATTGCACCTGCACCAACCATGGCAATGGTATTGGGTATAAACAAACTGTCCAGTGGACCTTCGACAACATATACTTTCTTTTTGGGGTCAGTCCTCCATAGACCATACCACAACCTGTCAATGCTTTTATCTGCCTTGACTGTAATATACCGAGCAGATGTTCTCGCTGTAGATTCACCCTTGAGTGTCAAGTGCCGTCCTTGAGCACCAACAACATCTCCATGCTTATTGAAGAAGGGAATAATTAGTCGTTCTTCTTTGCCCACAGCGAGACAATCAGGATCCAACTTTGTCATAAACGAACCAAAGTCATCGGTATAATATAAAATATCATAATGCTTCTCTGGAATTTTTCTTAATTTACAGAACTGATAAGCAACATGATCTTTGGGCAGTTTGGATATGGGGGTTAACTCTTCTAGATACTGTCCCTTTGGTTTAAACTTAGGAGTAAATGATACACCAAACATAGTATTCTCTTTGGGTTTTACATAGTTTGAATTGCCGTTCTCCCCAGCTTTCCACCGCTCCATAGAATACTCCTTCACTAGAGATGGAGACACTTCTTCCAAAAATCTGTATAGTGACAACCCAACCCCACAGTTATGACATTTATAGAAAAAGTCATTATTCTTTTTAAAGAAATAACCACGAGTTTTTGTTTTATTCCTTTTAGAGTCACCACAAATAGGACATCTACAGTTAGCAAGATCTTCCTTTTTCCATTTAAACTGAGGAAGACTAGCCGATACCAGATTTATGAATTTTTTGTCTATGTAATAAGACACTAAATCTCCCAGTTCTCAAAGGTTCGCTTAGAAAACTTCTCATCGAAATTTCGTCCATCAAGCCCAGATCCAGCCGTAGTAACTTTCGTTTGGTTGGCTTGTATAATCCCAACCTGTGCATTTTTCTCAACATCGTACAACTTCATCTTTCCGCGATTGATACCTAAAATAAACTTCTTATTAGAAGCAACATCATTGTAACGATTCTTCAGTTGCTTTACCATAATCTGATTGAGTGCTTCCAGTTCCTCAGTAGAAATCAAAGCAATCAGAAAATCCGCAGTTGCCGGGAGACCAAAAGATTCGGAAGTATCCTCTAGACCAATATCACTATTGTTAAAACCATTACGATTCACCTGTGTTGCTGAAAACACAGGAACACATCTCTCTACTGCCATACCACGTAACTCCTCCGCGATTGCTTTAATATAGGTATAAGAGTTTACATTACTTCCGTTTTTGAGACGAGCAGAGGCACAGATGTTTAGATAGTCAATGAATATGATATCAGGCTTAAACTTCTTCTTCATCCAAAGCTCATCCAACAAAGCCTTAAAGTGATTCACATTCGCAGTCGCAGTTGGATATTCCTTAACAATCAACTTACCCTTGATCTTGTTCTTAAGGTTTTCAACTTTCTTTTCATACATCGCACGAGACAGATCCTGAACATCATCAATGGTCATGTCAAAAAGGTTTGCATCAATTCTTTCTGCGATTCTTTCCTCCGCCATCTCACATGTAATGTAAAGAACATTTTGATTCTGTGTGAGACAGTTTGCAGCATGGTGACAGAGAAAAAGAGACTTACCAACACCAGTACCAGCCATGATAATGTTAAGAGTCTTCTGTGGTGTACCACCAGCAGTAATGGTATTGAAGTACTCAAGATCAAATGGTACTTTCTTTTCTACTCTATGATAGAAATCATATCTCTCTTCAGCATCTTCGATATAATCGTGACCAATGTGAGTATCGAATGAAACAGCAAGAGCATCAGAAAGAACTTCGGGGATCGCATTTGCAGTCTTTGTGTCTGACTTACCATCAATAATATGAATCGATTCCATGATCGCATTATAAACAGCCTTGTCCTTACAGAACTCTTCTGTCTCATTCACCAACCATGACAACTCAGGCATGTCTTCTGAAGTAAGATCCTCCATGAGATCACCAAGTTCTCGAAACTGAACTTCATTGATCTTTGTATTTTTGTTTAGATCAATAATAATGGCTTCCTTAGTAGGAAGCGCAGTATATTCCATGATGAAATTTTGTGTAGAAGAGAACACCATCCGCTCTACCGGATCATGAAAATATTCAGATTTTAGGAACGGAGTAACTCGTCGAGAAAACTCCTCATTGTATAGGAGGTTCTGTAGTATTACTCTCTCTATGTTCTTCACTGTCGCCTTCTTTCAAAAGATCGAAATCATCGGGCATGTTAGTAATTTGTTCGTCTAAAACTGAAACCAAGATGGCAGTAAATTGATTATGAAGATCTTCCGACATTTCAATATTATCGGGATTTTCTATAATTTCATAATCATAATCAAATACAAGTTCGTCATTCTTTTCTTGCAGAACAACTTTACCATATCGTAACATAATTCCTTCGTATTGTCCATCGATAATTTCCACTGGCACATTTCCATCTGGAAATTCATCTACGTATCGATACTTAGGCGGTTGGTTCGGCTGAGTCATCCTCTATCTCCAATTTTCCATACTTAAATTCTTTTGCTACGGCGACTTCCAATTGCTTCATAACATCAGGAGTAAAGTACTTCTCTGGTTGCTTGTACAGTTGCTTCTCATAAACTTTGGTGCCATCAGAAACTTCAATTCGAGTAGATACCTTATTGAAAATTTCGTACTTGAGTGCAATATCAACCAACCCATAATATGGGTTTAGTCCTTCGTCGTAATTGAGCATCACATCAATCATGGAATTTTCTTTGGTGAAACGACTCTTGTATAGCTTACAGTGAATGATGTTTCCAATGACATCAGTTCCCTCTTTAACCTTCTTCTTTGAGAGATAAACAATAGTAGAGGCAGCATACTTGAGTCCAGACCCACCACCCATCTCTTTTTGCGGGAACATAGAACCAATAACATCATAGGTGTGATTGGTAAGGATAAGAGGAATTGCTGCCTTACCGAGCTTGATGGTAAGCACACGGAACGTAGACTTGATCATCTGTGCACGAGTCATGTCGCGAGTTCCCTTACCGTCTGCGGTATCTACAATCTCCTTGCTCGTGCTCAACATGCCCAATGAGTCTAGACAGATGAGCATAGGCTTACGTTCTGACTGTGGTAGCTCAAGATACTTATCAACAATCTTGATTGCTTGGTGTCGGAAATCTTCAATCGTAGCAACCGGAAAAACGGCGACACGACTAGAATCAACTCCTCGATCAGTAAACATATCCGACGTTACCGCTTGCTCAGTATCGAAATACAGCACCACACCGTCATCATTGTCAGCAAGAAACTTATGGACGATCCCAAGCGCGAAATACGTTTTGCCTGTCGCAGACTCTCCTGCGAGTGCGATAATTTTGTTGTTAGGAATTCCACCTGAAAGAGAACCAGAAAGCAAAGCGTTAAACGCATAAGATCCTGTATCGAGGAATCCCCCAACATCAGCACCATCCAGTCCATCACAGACGATATTTGCGTATTCATTTCCAGATTCCTTCACAAAGTCAGTCAAAAATTCGTTCATAATTCTCCTAAGATATCTTTAGACTTTCAAAAATTTTACTAATCTGTTTTTGCTTTTGTTCTAATACATTTATTCTATCTAGTGGGGTAGAATCATCTGTATAACCACTAACTATTTGATTTCTACAAATTTCATCCTGTTCTAGCAGGATGTCTTTGATGAACATAAAATCATCATAATCAAGTTCAATTTTCATGCAAACAATCCTTCCAAAGTAGCGATCTCTTTTGATTTCCATCCGATCACACCAAGAATGTTTTCGAGTGGATCAAGAAAGCTCTTAACGAATTGCTTATCATAATCAATAAACCTATGTAAATCAAGTTCTTTTGGAATCTTTGTCGGGAAAGATATAACTATATCTCCCTTTGGCCCACCAACAGGATTGGGTTCCTTTAGGTAGATGAACTTTATTTTATCACCTTGTTGGATCTTTTCGTATTTACTCTCAAGATTTGCCTTCTTGATATAGTGATTATAGATCAAAGATCCCTTAACAGCAATTGGTGTTCCCTTACTGTAAATGTCAGAGGAAGAAAAATAATCTGCTAGATTGGAAACACTTCGAGGAAAGGCAATATCTTCTGGTTCGCACGCAAAGAATTTTGTTCTAAAGTCAGTAACAAATTCCTGAATAGTTTTTTCATCTGTGGTTAACACAAGACCAATAACTTGCTTAAGTTGCTCACGCACAATTCCCGGTGTCGAGCTTCGAGTAGTTTCGATACCCATGATCTTAAGTTTCGGTGTATCGTACCGAACACCCTCTGAGTCCCATACATTAAGTGCGTATCGTTTCTTGGCAGTCCACACACCACGTTCAGCGATAACCTCCCTACCCATCTGCATCTTATTGTCATATGCGTTCATCAATTCTGCAAGTTCTGCATATTGTCTATCAATAAATGGTTCGATAATTTGAGTAGAGCAGTTATCAAGGAATTTTATAATCTTATTTTTATTGACAACGGTGTCACCCAAAAACTTTTGCACCAAATTGTTTAGACGAATATAAACAGAGTCTGTATCCGATGCAACCACATAATCGTACCCATCTGTCTCTAAAGAAGTATTCAAAAACTCGTTGAGCTTGTCAGCAATCCAACGAATACTAAGTTGTCCAGATGCAGTAATAGCCTCCGCCATTTCAGTTGCGTAATATCTAAAATACTGATTACCAATTGCACCATAAGCAGAGTTCAATTGAATCTTACGGACCATTTGGAAATTGTTATATTTTGATATTTGATTGTCAATATCCTTAAATTCACTTTGAGACTTACCTTGTTTTATAAGTGTTTCCCTTTGCTTTTGACACTCAATCAGCTTAGTCTTAAAATCCTTCCTTTCCACATACATTTTCTGCATGAGTTCAGGTAAGAATCCAAGTGAGTCTTTTCTATAACATGTCCCGTTTGCAGCAACCGAATAGCCCCTATCGACATTTCGTTGAATGCTATCAAGTGCTTCTGGATCAGACCCCAATATTGCATCAGGATTAATAGACGAATCCTGCCCACCCCGAATCAATGTTTCCGGGCTGATGTTATACTGCATGATCAGGTGGGGATATAGGCTGTTCAAGTCGAACGACACAATCCAATCATGCATTCCTGTGATCGGATCTTTAACGTATGCTCCTGCATACTTTTCATCTTTCTTTCCACCCTTCTTTGGCGGAATTACAATATTCTGCTTCCGAAGATGGTGGTAAATAATTTGATCCCAAGTTCGTACTTGTGAGAAAACATCCTCATAATTGACCTTTGCAGAATACGCGAGTGCAAGTGCGAGTTCTAGGAGTTTCATCTTATCTTCAAGAAGTTCAATCAGTTCAACATCGCGAACATTGTATTCCATAAACCTCTGGAAGTCACCACGATAAAAGTCTCGAATGGTTTCATACTTACCATATCCAAGTTTACGCTCACCGAGTTCAACAAACGCAATGTGATCTAGACGATACGATTCCTGATTGGTGTACGTGAAAGTTCGATACAGATCTAAGTAATCGAGAATCGAAACACCAAGAATCTGAAATGTTCGGTGTCTCTTACTAGAACGCTCGATGAACTTTTCTCGAATCTTTTTCCATGGAGAAAGCTGTGATGTCTCAACTGGAGTGAGTAGCTTGTTCATTCTCTGGACAAGATACGGAATATCGAAGAACTTAATGTTCCAACCAGTCACAATATCTGGATGTTCACTTTTCCAAATCTCTAGGAAGTCGGCAAGAAGATCCTCTTCGTACTCGTAATTCCTACAATCAACTCCGTCAATATGGAATTCACCAAGCCCAAGGACATACTTCTTTCCATTAACAGAAAGAGTAATACCAATAACTGACTCCTGTGGATCATCGACTTGTGGGAACCCATGCTCACACTGTGTTTCGATGTCGATATGAGCAACAATAATCTTACTCATATCATAATCTACCTCATCAGGAAACTCATCCCCGATGTACTGATACACATAATCCGTGTTCCCATAGATCTTAAAATTTGGAATGCCTTCATACTGCTTGACAAAATCACGACAATCAGATATGGTTCCCGGTTGCACGGATTCCACATACTGACCACTAAGAGTTTTGTGTTCCGATTCCTTGTTAGAAGGAACGAAGAGGGTCGGTTGATACCGCACGACCCTCTTCACGGAAACTCCATTTTCAATTGCTCTGTAGAGAATCCCATCCCCCACAAGCGAAACATTAGTATAAAAATTCATATCAAACTTCTTCGGTGGTGGCAATCAATACGTAAGGGCCTCTATTGTGCATATCATCAAAAATAATATTGTATTCTGAATTTATAGAATGAATCATCTCCACCAAAGAATCCAATTTATCATGATAAAAAAGAGCAACATCGTCAATCATGATCACATCATTCTTTCTACCACCTTCTCGCAGTATTTCCAACTCTTTGAATATGGGCACTTCATTTTCTGTACTGGCGATATGAGCACCATCCATTGTATGAGCATCTAACCAGAAAAAACACCTATCGTTTTCTGAAAGATTTGAACACATTTCGGACAATCGTTCACCAGAAAAGCCCTCATATAAAAATACTTGACCATTGTCAACTTCATCCGCATATTCTTGCCTTGCATCATCTACGAATTTTTTTTCACAGTCAACGCTTATTATTTTTTCAAATTCAAGAACTAATGCCCGATAAACAGAAAACCCCTCGGCAGTTCCTGTTTCCAGAAAAACATTGCAGTCAGACTTATACTTATTAAAAAACTGTAACGCCGGATGACCACATACATGCTCTAGAGTTGGGTGTTTTGATATAACTGATTGATTCATTTTATATTAAACCCTATGATGTTCCACGGAAGAATTATCTGCAAAGTTCCAGTCTTCGGATGACATCGGTAGATTCTTGTCCATAGAACCCCCATCAGCATCCTTATCCTTCACATAAGCACCAAGAAGCACCATATAATTAACGACATCGATAATTGCATCGTAAAAACTTTCATCTTCAACATGCATCTTTCCTGCACGAAGGAAAGAACTCATGCGGCTAACCTTGTCAATTACACGAACAAGAAAACCTGCCTCTGTTTCACAAATACCCATCGCTTCACATCGTGTAAAGTTTGCGAAGGGTTCCTGTCCATCTCCACCTGCATAATCACGATTCTTAAGATTCATGAGAGCACGGGCATCTTCACATACTTTAATATGAAAGTCTAACAATTCGTCGCGGGTCATAATTTATACTCCAGTTGAACCGAATCCACCGACTCGATCTGCTTTCTTTTTAGCCTTTGCTTCAGTAGTTGATAGATACGTAATTGTATCATTATAACGAATAATTTCAAATTGAGCAATCCTATCACCATGCTCAACAGTATATGGAACTTCTGTTGTATTAATAAGAGGAATAAAAACTTCTTCTCTATAATCAGAATCAATCACACCCTCACAATTGATGAGAGTGATTCCATGCTTCCATGAAAGTCCAGAACGAGGATGAATACGAATTGAATAATCAGATTCAATATCAAAAATCATACCTGTTGGAATCAATGCCCGACTATGAGGAGGAATGACCATAGTAGTATGTGGTGTATCACTATGCCATACAGTTTCCGGCATAATCTCGGTTGAATGATTCATTCTATCAATCATTCGGACCTTCCTGAACTCAGGAGTTTTATCTTCCGAAATTACTGGACCTCTTAGATGAGCATGAATATCAAAACATGCCGAGAGTTCGGTTTGACGTTCGGGACGGAGTACATTAGAATAAAGTTTATGTATTTTCATATAACCAGTATACCACCATTCAACTATAAGTCAAGAGTCAATCCGGTGATTTATACAGCAAAGGTCGAACACATGGTTTGTTTACGGCTGTTTGTGCAGAAGCGTCCATAATAGTCAGCAGTTGAGCAAAAACAGCGGCAACTGCGTTAATATCTTCACCACTAAGTCTACTAATACCTTCTGCTTCTCTACCATCTTCGATCAACTGGTCTCCTTTGT